TCAACCAAGCTTCTCAATTTCAACATGGGACAGATTTGGGACCAAGCCTCCAAAAATCGTATCTATCTGCCTTGCATGCTCAGTTAAATGATTGGGTGCTAAGTGCGCATATCTCTGAACCATTTCAATGCTCTCCCAGCCCCCCATCTCCTGAAGGGCAGATAACGGAACGCCGGCCTGAATTAACCAACTCGCCCAAGTGTGTCGAAGGTCATGAAAACGGAAGTCATCAATGCCAGCACGTTTTAATGCTGCTCGCCATGCAGTGTTAGAATCAACTCGCATTTTTCTCACCGGATCTTTATGCACAAATACCCATCTGTGATGATTGCCAATCTGGCGTCGTAAAACAGCGCAAGCGGTATCGTTGAGAGCGACTCCTATCGCGCGGCCAGATTTGCTATCTTCAGGATAAATCCATGCCACCTTGCGCTGCATATCGATCTGCGACCAGGCAAGTTCGATAATGTTAGAGCGGCGGAGGCCAGTGGTTAGTGCAAATTCAACGGTCGATTTTAGAGGTTCTGGACACTCATCTACTAATCGTTGGGCCTGAGCGGGTTCGAGCCACCGAACTCGCTTATTTCTTTCCTGTGGCACCTTGATCACTGGTGACTTTTCTATCCACTTCCATTCTCTTTCAGCTGCACGCATTAGAGCCTTCATCAAGGCAAGGTGCTTAGCCTTTGTTGAAGTTGAAACGGCTTCAGGTTTTCGTGGCGGTATCACAATGCCTTTCTTAGCCATTGCATCAACACGCATCTGCCAGCGCTCCTCTGCCTTCCTATTGGTCATACGACTAACTGCGGTGTAAATTTTTGCCTCTGTTATATCCTTCAGCAAAACTCCTTCAAAATGCATGAGCCAGAATCCAATCCGGCCCTTGTCTGCATCGAGTGATTTCTTGTGCGCCTTTTCTTCTAACCAGCGCAAGCAAGCCTCTTCAAATGTCACATTCGGGAAGTCCCCCAAACGCTCTATTCTCCAAAGTTCAGCTTTTCTACGGTCGTGCAGCTCCTGCGCTTGGCGTCTGTCCGAAGTCCCAAGCGATTCCTTAATTCGCTTGCCGCTTGGCGACGTGTAACTGCCGTACCAGATTTCTCCACGGCGGAATAATGACATGGTGCTTTCTCCTCATGTGCATCATCCGCGCTCACCGGCACAGTGTGGATCGGAATGCTAAGCGCGGCAATACAGGCTTGTCGGGTTATTAGGTAGGGGGATTTAGGCTTGGTTGGATCTTTGCGGGTGGCTGATAGCCTTCCTGAGCGAATCCACGCGGTTAGTGTTGGCGCGGACACTCCCAGGAAAGCGCACGCCTCCTCCCTCGTAAGGCTGTATTTATCCATCTATACCTCTGCTATTTTCCTTCCCGAACTCTATGAACCTCACAGCAAAGGCGAAGCCATACCGGCGGAGATTTCGGCCAGTAGGGGGCGATCTTTACTGCGTGTTTATCGAGTAGCTGACGGAGGGTTAAATTATTGGATGGGGATTCGAAATCTCTTAAAAGCTCTCTGGCGGTACTGCGGAGAAGGTTCTTCTGAACGCTGCAGGAATCAGGTTCAGGCTGTTTACTGGGCATTCATTCCCCCAATGGTCCCAGCCAGGTGCATCACCGCGGCTGAATAGTTCTACTCGGGACACGTCGCCATAGAGCAATTCAAGACGGCGGCGGACCTCCCATGGCTTCTGGCTATGTTCGCCGAGACAGCTGAACACAACTTGCTTAATGGACGCACTGACGCGCTCAATGCCTCTTCCGCGAACGGCGATCAGCACATCTTCCGAATTGGCTCGGGTATAGTTGCCGCCATTCATCCGTGTTTCGGCGTTGAGCATGTCAAGTAAGTCGGTGAAGTCGAAGATGCTTTGCTGCTCCAATGCCTTATTGAAACGGCCTTCAGCCTGCTGGTTCAGCTTTACCCACGTGAAGGCTTTCATGGTGCGAACGTTGAAACCCCACGCCTCAGCCAGGTCAGCTGCTTCCTGGCTATGGTTGCCGGTGTACCACATCGCGAGAACGCTATCAGGCGACGCTATGGCCCACACAGGAAGGCGCTTCAGGTCTGCCATGGTCATCGTGCTGTAGTGGTTTCCGGCGGCTCCGTTGCTTATAGTGTTCCCGTAACTCCATGGCGGATCTGCATAGATGAGTTGATAGCTCATGGTTATCTGCCCCAGCTGTTCGCGGTGGCGCTAAAACAAAAGTCGATGCGGACGCCTACCCAGGCCACATCTACAGCGCGAGCAAATTTGAGCGATTTAACCCAGATGCTCGCGGCGTCCGAATAATGCGCACGGCGTTCCGCCTCGGCAGCCTGTTGGGCCAAGTTCAGGTATTCAGGTGTCATGGTAATTTTTTCCGTTAGTAGGCGCGCTGGTGGGTTACTGGAGCAAGGAGCTGGTTGAACCATTTGACACGGTTGATGTAATCGACAACGGCCTTTGGCTCTTCATTAAGCCAGGTCGTGGCGGCACTTTCGGGCAGGCCAACACGAGATCGCGAATAGCGCTTATATTCCGGGTCTACTTCCAATACCCGCATCTTTCGGCCCTGCGGTTTTACCTCCTCGATCTCTGCTTTGACAAACCGCGATGTAGTGATTGACTGCCGAAGAGAATTTACCTTCGACTCGGTAATATCGAGGTCGGGAAATTTTTGCTGAAGAAGGGTTATGTGCTGCTCCCGGGTGTACTGGCCTCCGTCTTTAATCAGCCATTCAAGTATTTCGAAATTGGTCATATCAAATCCTTATCTGGTTGTTGTAGCGCTCGTGGGACATAACCTCCCATGAGTTGCCATTGTCTTTCGATAGCAGTCGCCAGCAGCGGGCCACTGGCAGCGTTAAATGCTTGTGCTGGTAGGTTCGATTGGGTGTCTTTTTGCCCGCATTATAGGCACATAGAACCGCCTCAGCTTTGATGCTGATACGTTGCGGAATTCGTGGTTTCATTTTTACCGGTGGGTTATTTGGTGATTGGCGCCCAGCATGCCGATCGGACGTCGGGGCGGCGAACTTTCTCAACAGCCTTTTCTTTCTCCAGCTTTATCAGCCGTAGACGGATGGCTTTCCCGGTCATACCGTTGTAGCCAGCACAACGTAGGAGGTTTGCGACAGAATCCGGCGTTGAACCGGCAATGCTGAGCCGTGAGATGATTTCGTTATCGTCGGGCATCAGGATCATGCGTCCCCCCTTGATGTTCGATAATCAGCCCCAACTTCTCAGCCAGCGCCATTTCAGCGCGAGCACCCAGCGAATCCTGCCAACCATTGAGAAAAACGACCTTTGTGGCACACCTCATCATGGCTATGCAAATATCCATATATTCCGGCTGCGTGAGCCCATCAGGAAGGGTTGCGGGATTAAGTGGAACGGCGCCAGTGCATTTGACGTGCTCGGCCATGCTGAAAAAGGCAGGGCGATTAAAATCAGGCAGGCCAGTCATTGGGCCAGCGATATACACTTTATGCACCATTGCCACCCTCCGGCGCTGCTGCCGACAAGCCGTTCTCTTTCAGCGTGCGGCTCAGTTGCTCGCGTAGTTGCTGCGTCCCTTGATGCTTCACAGCGGTATCTCGGAGGCTGTTTACAAGCTCGCGGAAGACGTGCGGCGGCAACGTGTAATCCTGGCTTACAGGTTCAAGCATCGCGGCGCGGCAGGCGTCTTCAATCATGGCTTCCACATTTTCCAACAGAACATAGCTATACTGCTGGCCGCTAATCCATTCCTTTCGGCGAGGGAGGGCTCGTGGACTCCTGACGATCGACAGCAGTTTTTCCAGCACCTCCGGCACTGCTGGCGCTGGCGGGGCGGTGAATAGGGGCGTCTCAACCTTACAGCAGATATCGAAAACATTGCCGCATTCCTCTTTGGTTAGCACAGAGCCATCTTTGTACATGACGGCCACCGGCTGCGCCTCCCGGTTAGCCAGCGCACTCAGTTCAGCGAGACGGTCACGACAGCGCAACAGTTCGCTGGCCATCTCCTCGATAAGCCACTTATTGAATAATCCGCGCATCGCAGCGCCTTTTCTGCAATCGTCGATTACCTGTTCAATCTGCTCAGTCGTTAGTGTCATGCATCCTCCCGGTTAGCCGCCCGAACCATATCGATCAATTTGCGAATTGTTGCCCCCGTGCCGCCAACATCTTCCAGTCTGCAGAGCAGTTCGAAGTGTGCGTCCTGGTCATCGCCGGTCGCTTCTGAATGCACTGCGGCTTCATAAATTTCCTGCAGCACCTCAGTCGTTAGTGTCTGTGTCATGCATCCCCCTTAATCCCAGCACAATGTTGACGCGAAATAGGCACCACGGCATGGCGTATCGCGCGGGTGGTTCCAGCTTCCATAGCCATCCTGGCCGCCAATTGGGCTTGCCTTGTACCAGGACTGGTAATATCGAGCGGTGCGCGCCCAAGTCTCAGCAATGTCGCTATCGATTTGGTCTTGATTTACCGCTGCCTGGATAATATCGGCTTCGGTATAGTCGCCGCGCATAACCAGAAACCGGCAATCATCTGACGTCAGATATTCAACAGTGCCATCGTTCAGACCTTTCTTGGTTGGCTTGATTAATTCAGTCATGGCTACTCATCTCCCTCTACGGTGAAGCCAGCGGCGCGAACGGTATTTTTGAAACCTTCTTGCAACTCTCTAGCAACGTCTGGCTTGTAACAATCGAAAGAAGGTACCGACACCGGCGTAGCCAGCCTGGCTTCCAGCGACTTGGCATACTCACTCATTCCCCGCGCAGTCCAGCCGCCATCAATCGCCAACTGGTCAACGCCTTCGGTAATGCGCTCCAGCTCCGCGATGCGCTTATCCTTCTCTTCCAGCAATGTCCCAATACCGACGGCAAGCTGGTTAAGCGCATCATTCATGCCATCTACAAACCCAGCGCAGTAATCGTCGCTGTTGCCGGTTCTATCGCTAACACAGTCCATATCATCGCCGTCAAGAATCTGCCGAAGCTCCGCTTTAAGTTTTCTCAGCTTATTGTCCATCAGCACCACTCCAATACAGATGCAAAGTAAGACCCACGGCACGGGGTATCGCGCGGGTGGCTCCAGGAGCTGTACCCCTCAGCCCCGCCGATTGGTGACGTTTTGTAATGGCACTGGTAATACTCTGCAGAAGCCCAATTTTCTGCGTAGTCGGCATCTATCTGTCCCTGTTCAACCGCTGCTTTGAGGATCGCCTCCCGGTCATAGTCACCGCGCATAACGAGGAATCTCGAATTGTCGCTACACATGTATGAACACGAACCATCGTACTTTTGCTTTTTTGCGTTGCTCATAATGCTTTCTCCTGGGCCCAGCCCTTAACTTTCCTGACCGCTTCAGCCCATGCCTGGTCGTCTTTCATCCCGGCACGGCAGTTTATTTCGAAGTGCCGCTCGATGCGCATCTCTTCAACGATGCGCTTTGCTCGGCGCTGGCTGAGTGATGGTTTTACTTTGTCGGCGAAATAAACCGTGTTGATTGTCGATGGCCAACTTGACATCTGCTTTCTGTTGCTCAGCCAAACAGGCATGCACAACAACCTCCGGGCCGCTCTGTTGCTCTTACGCTTAGCCATGCTCACCACCCCAATTCACCAGGCTGTATCCATCCTCACCGCCAGCCGTGCGTAATGATTCCGCAACTTTGGTGACAAACTTCTCCACTCCCCGCGCTTCGATAGCTGCAATGGCGGCGTCAGTGGCTGGGTTTTCCGGCATCAGCCCAAACAGGTTGTCTAAATCGCAGCCTGCATCCCACAGCTCAGCGCACTTATTCATCCAATCGCGCTGATTGGCATTCTCCACAGCCAGCGCATCGGCTCGTTCGGACAGCGCATCGCGTTCAGCTTTAACCGTGGTCGCTTCATTCAATTTCCTGACCAGATATTCCGCTGTGCTCTCGTTAACTAAAATGTCTCGAGGCATGCACTTTCCGCGCAGAAATCCTTCCATTTCGTATACGTTCATTGGTCACCCTTAATTTGCTTGTTTAATTTTCGGCATGCGGCCGCGTGGCCTTGGCTTCATATCTGGATAACGGCCGCTGGCGATGAGCACAGCAATGCGGCTGGTAATACGCTTGGAGTCTCGGCTCATGATTTCGGTTATTTGGCTGATTGAGTAACCAGCCTGATAGAGCGTGGCGAGCTGAATTTCGTCTTCATCTGCCCATGATTGGTACTGCGTTGCAGATGAAAATCCGTGAGCATTTGCCCATGTGACGATGGCCTGATAGGGGCGGTGGCACACCTTGGCGATTTCAGCCGCTGATACCTTGCCGAGTCGTTCCGTGATGAACTTGATTTCTTCCGCTGAGTAGCTGTCGTTCCGTGATGAACTTGATTTCTTCCGCTGAGTAGCTGTCGAAGCTAACTGACTGTTGCTCTATCTGAGTTGGTGTTAGCCGGTAGCCGCGGTGAATGGCATTCTTAATCGCGGCGTTAAACGAAAATGGATTGACGATTGACGCCAGTTCTTCGCCCAGGAAGATGGATGCCTTAAAACGCAGCTCGGCCATGTCTGGATTGTCTTTGCCTACGCTTATCAGCAGGTGCTTCAGGTATTGAACTTCACCAGGCATCAGCTTGCTGCAGGGCAGGTCATCCTCTTTGACGACCGTGTGAATGACCCTGTAGCTGTCTGTGAATAGCTGATAGACGTATGTGTAATCTCCATCTGGAGAGTGCAGGGTGTCTGTCGGTAAATACTGCGCCCAGCCGAGCTGAGCCAGTGGAGACTCTCGGCTGAGATTCTCCAGTTTGAATGCAGAAATATTCTTCCCCGGAGACGTCATCACGTATCCGCGAGAAAGGACTTCCCTACGAAAGTTATTCGTATGAAGAGGGTGGATGCTCATGATTGCCTCCGGAGTGGAGTTAGCTTTTATTTAACCAGCCGTTTCTGCGCAGGTTTTCAAGCAGGCGTCGGTCGCCAATGCTCGTTAAGTCCCTGCCGGTAAGTTCAGATATTTGCTGGTTTGAATGGGTGTTGAAGAGGGATAATTCGTTTGACGTCCATTTGTCGCGGGGCTTGATGAGGTCTCTCCATTTCCTCAAAACTCTTTTCGGGTTGTTGTACTTCAATTTCATATCGCCAACCCGGCGAAGCTTCATTTTCTTCGCTTGCCTGATTATTGCTGCTTCGGTGCGCTCAAGCTTCCTTGCGATGATTTCTACTTCCGTGTCCCACGATACTTGTCTGAGGAAATCCTTCTCGTATTCTTGCCATCGCTCTGACATGGCAACCTCCTAAGTCAGTCGTTGAAGCTGTACCGCCATTCCTGCCGGTTCTCTAGCACCATCCCGAGAGATTTTGCTTTTTGGTCTGCCTTCCAAAAATCAGGCATACGGGTCCCGTCCGGGAATTCCCAGCAAGTACCGACAAGGCGGACAACTGCTTTTGATTTCTCATTTTGTGCTGGCTTGGCTACGTACGGGTTTTCTCTGCTGAATGGCCTGCGCTCTATGGGGAGAAGATGATCGGGGCATGGCGGGTTAAATGCAGCGTAATGTGCGGCAGTCCTTGCCATCATTCCGTTAATTCGCCAGTGATTTTCTCCCCGTTCGGCGCAATCGATAGCCGCGAGGACGTCCGCCGCGATTGCATCGTATGTCGATAGTTTGGTCATCGTGTCACCTCACGCAGCCTGCTTTAATTCCTTTAGGCGGATGCCAGTCACGTCCTTGCACTTGGTTTGATGCTCTGGATAACCGCCTAGGCGTCCCCATGCTTCTGCATATTTGGCTTGCAGGGCTTTCCCGTCATTTTCAGAACTAGCGTACTGGGTGAATTCTGAAAGAATCTGATCGGCAGTGGCCGGGGCAACGGAGTGAACCTCTGCATCAGCATCTATCGCGGTTTCTTCTGTTGGGATGCAGAACGCCTGGAAGGCTGCGTATTTGTAAGCGATCGACATTGCTTTGTTGGTCGCTTTATCGCCACTATCCATGGCTTCACCATAGGTCACGACTGTGTGCTTACTGCCGTCCTCAGTTGCGACAAAATCAAACTCAGCCTTAACGACGACATAAAACAGAACCCCCCCTTTTTGAGTTGTTCTCTCTGTTACTGTCCTTTCGATAATTCGCGGCAGGATTACCAATCCATTCTTGACTAGGGTGGGTGACAGGGCGTTGTAAACCGCGTCTATCCCCCTAAAAGCAAATCCTTGCTGTTTGTTCTGGCTTCCTTTAGCAATCCCCACTTCAGATAAATCCTTCGCCACGCCTGCAATGGCTTTGTATACGGCGGTCATAATCAGTCCCCTTAAATAAAGTTACCCGCAAACTCACTCCATGTGATTGATGGGCTTTGGCGTTCCGAGCCCTGCCAGCGAACATCTGTTTCAACTTGTGATTCGGTTAGCTGATGCTCAAGCTCTGATAACATGTGAGAGATGAATCTCTCATCATCCGCTAGCGTTTCCATGCTCATGCGACCGCCTTATCTTCTGTGACCATGTACCCATGCTCAGCCATCCATGCCATCAGCACTGATTCATCTACCAGCGCCAGCATTTCGCGCTGTGCAGACTCATCAGGCGCATCAATCGTGGCGTTAATGATGTTTGCTCGGTGCTCTCCGATTCGTTGCCCTGGCATTGTGCTGATGCGAGAGCAGGTTATTTCGATATTCATTTCATCCCCCGATAGAAAAGTGAATTAGCTAACTGGAAAAGCATGTTGTCGTTCTTCTCTTTGGCGAGCAGGGCGAGAAGCTGCAGTGTTCTGGTTAGGTTCATAGCGGATCTCCTCGCTGTGATAATGTGTCTTTCAACCACCGGCCAATGCAGCGCATACGGCGAGTGATAATTTCGAGAAGTGATTCGTTATGGCAGCCAGCAATAGGCCACCCTGCAACGGCATATTGCATAGCATTCTCCGTATCAGTTATTTAACTAGAGAGGTATCTAGATAGAATTGGGCGTGGTGTTGTAGGGCGAATTTTTTGTACGCAGAAACAGCTTCTTTAATGTCATCGAAATATCCGAGGTGTTTCCTTTTTCCGTTTATTTTTCCTGTCGCCATCCATTTGTTTTCTGATTTCTTCCATGAAACCCCTTTGCATCCTGATGTGTTTGATGAAGCAATTTTGCTATTCATCATATTTTGTGAGTAATCAGCAGGACGAAGGTTGCAGAATCTGTTATCTCGCTTATCCCCATTGATGTGGTCAATAAGCACCTCCGGTGGCGAACCTGTCATGTAATACCAAGCCAATCTGTGCGCTAAATATAATTTTCTATTTATGCAAATCCTTGTATAAGGCGAGCCGGAGTCAGTTCCAGCGACCCTTTCTTTTTGATGCTTGGTTAGAGCTTTCTTTTTGAACATTCCAGTATCAGGGTCATAGGAGAGGGTTTTAGTTAGTTCATCCCACGACAAGTGCTTGCTGATGTCTACAGGTCTCAATTAAACCTCCAGAATTTCCTGTTTATTGATAGGTATTCATTGCTGAACCAACTCGTAAATTGGCTTAGCGATGGGTAAAAAAATGGGCCACCTTTAGGCAGCCCGAAGTGATGATAAGAGGGGTTATGTCTTCTTACTGGTACATCATCAAGCCCACACGGATATGAGCTTTGGGATGGTCAGTCAGTAGGTGGTTGGGGGAGTGGCATCCAGTGGGCAACCTGATAGGCGCTCCCATTTTTACCGTAGGTATCGCACCATGCCCCACGCCACAATCCGACCCCCTTGTATATCCCGTTTTCTATGTTGAAGTGATCATTGCAAGAAATCCTGATTAACACCTCAACGCCTTCCCGCGGGAACCTGTCGCTGCACTTAATCCATTCACCCATCACATAACCCTCATCAATCCAATAACCACACCACACCAGAAGAGGGCGCAGCCAACCAGAACCCAAAACCAAACCTTCTCGTTGTAAGTCATGCTGCACCCTCCAGTTAAAAATAAAGGCCGCGTTATGCAGCCTCTTCGGTATCAGTTTCGGGCTCGTTAACCCAATCAGGATGCTCGCCAGCACCAAGATAAAAATCGATAATCTTCAGCAGGCGTGGATAAAACTTCAGCGCTTTCTTGCCATCCATTTCTGCAATGTCGCGTTTGCTGAATTTCCGCCATTCCTCAACAGTGTGATTCTGGCAACCGGCGCGGACATATTCCCCATTCGATATCTGCAGGAAGTACGGCTCACCCATAATTACGAATGTGTGATCAGGCAGGTCGACACCGCGCAGGTCGGCATCGCGCAGGTCGACACCGCGCAGGTCGGCATCGCGCAGGTTGGAACCGCGCAGGTTGGCATCGCGCAGGTTGGCACCGCGCAGGTCGACACCGCGCAGGTCGGCATCGCGCAGGTCGGAACCGCGCAGGTTGGCATCGCGCAGGTCGGCATCGCGCAGGTCGGCACCGCGCAGGTCGGAACCGCGCAGGTCGGCTCTGGATCCGCTTTCACGTAACGACGTTACCCACACCTTGTGCTCATCAATAATTTTGCGTAACTCAGTGGCGTTCATATTGACCTCAATAAAAAAGCCGCCGAAGCAGCTTGATGTAAAAGAAAAGCCTCCGAAGAGGCTTTGTGTTTGCGCCTTCCCCAGACATCAACAGTCCGTGTTAATCGACTAAGCACTCATTGAATGCCCACTCGATTACGCGTATTCGCTCGCCAGCGTTACGATTCACATGACATCCTCCAACTCAGTTCGCCGGATTCGTATAGCGACCGGCTTCGCGTTCAAAATTAATCGAGTGAACACTTTTCAACACTCAGTCGATTAACGCCCCGCAGGGCGCGACTGATATTATGCAATAGCTCTTGCCCATTCGATTTTTTGGCTAACACTCATTTCTCTTGGGAGGGTTAAGTCCAAGCAACTTAAAGCTTTTTCGACAAAATTCGCTGCCATATCAGCGGAAAATCGCCAATGAGATTCGCACCCGGAATCATAAGCAACAGCCAAGCTAACTAACATTTTGAATTGCTCCATCGTGTAACCCTCTGCTGTGCTCAACGAGCTGTAATGTTTTCTGACTTGCGGAACCCTGCAGCGAACATCGCCACCTCTGGCAAACACATCGCTCCGCCCTCTGATGTTTCGCGAACCGGGCGAGGACAGGCTTTGTAGTCAATCAGCGACAACGCCTTAGCCACTCTCTCGCTTCCCACAAGAGCCACTGTAACGCTCTTGCTCAATCTGATATCTCTTGTTGCCTCTGCACGCTCAGCAGCTCTACGGAGCTTTCTGCGCAGCTTGCAGCGTTCTCTTGCGTTCATGGATAATCTCCAGTGGATTGGCTTTGGTGGTGTGGTGGCCGGTGCTGATCTCCGGCTTTGCTGGCTTGGAAGCGGAGCCATCCAGCCGCTCAATTCATGGCATTTCTGCCTATGGCCGCTTGTACTCAGTACACGTCGCATCAGCCTGCGCATTCACCACACCCCAAAGCCAACTTCGCTTTGGGTACACCTCTCGGCATACAAATCTGATTGTTAAAGAAGCAGCCTGACTTCATGTCTGGCGCGGCTGGTTGTCCTTCTGCCGCATCGCTGTGTTGTTGCGATGGGTTGAATATACCCGCAGGTAATATCCGTGTCTATACCCATAGGTAAAGTAAAGTGTCATCGATAGGTAATGTTTTTGAAAACACAGGTAATTTATTTTCAATTTTCTTTCTGAAGGCGAAAAAAAAGCGCCTTAGCTAGGCGCTTCATTGTCGGATTTGATGTGTTAGTTATGAAGTGGAGGCATGTTCTGTTTTCTACCTGGCATGTCGTCGTTATCAACATAACGTGTTGCTTTCACGATCGCGGAAACGAAATGCATTTTCTCTATCTGCTCTGGATCCAGAGTGATCGGTTTATGCTCATTATTGATGCTTGAGAACTGATAGCTGCCATCTCTGGTTTTTGTCATGATTTTAATCATGTTATGACCGTCTGATGTTCTAACAAAAACTTCGTCACCAGAATGGACGTGGGTATTTGGCTCGATCACCACGAACTCACCAGAATGAATTCTTGGGTGCATGCTGTCACCCTTCACCTTCAGGCCGTAAGCATCTCTATCTGAACTATAGATTTGAAGCCATCCGGCACGTATCTCAACCATATCAATCATGCCATCAACTCCCAAGATAGCTTCGCCTACGACAGGAACAGCACCCAATCGTACCTTGCCAACATACTCGATCTCATCATTGGTTGTTGTGTCAGGGCTGGCAACCCCATCGAACCATCCTCGAGGGAGTTTCAAATTTTCCTCAAGCAAAAGCACAGTTTCTTCGCCAATGCGCTTTCTCCCAGACTTGTCGTCAGGATAAAGCATGCGGGAAACATAGCTGGCGTCCTTTCCAATTGCATCCGCAACCTTCTTTTGACCGCCAACACCAAGGCTATCTATGTACTGAGAAAGCTTTATCCGCCGGTTCTCATACATCTTTTTTCTATCATCTCTGCTCATGCGTACATCGTACTCAAAATTACCAATGGGTAAATGACCTGCGGGTATAGACAAAAACATTACCCAAGGGTATATTTCACGGTGAGGCATCAATTAAGGAACACATATGGAAGAGCTACGCATTTTTCTTAATGCCTTGTCTCTGGAGCAGCAGAAGGAATTCGCACTGAAATGCGCAACATCCATCGGCTATCTACGCAAGGCCATTAGTAAGAACCAGGAATTAGGCGCAGTCCTTTGCGTGCTGATTGAATCGGCAACCAAAGGGGAGGTGAGCCGAAAGGCTCTTCACCCTAATGACTGGCACAAGATCTGGCCTGAATTAGTAGTAGCAGCATAGAACCACCGCTCTTTAACAACACTACCGGCTGCCGCAATGTGGCCACCAATAACCAAGTGGCTTCCCCACGGATGCCGCACGTAACTAACTAACCACAAAGGGAGTATGACGTATGGAAACCGCAATTACCTGCAACACATTGATCACCTGCAAACCAGAGGTGCTGGAAGGGTACTGGCTCAAGACAGCCCTGGAGTTTGGCAATAACGCGCTGGCAAAGCTGATGGGAATTCACCCCACGGCCTTGAGCCGTGACAAGGCTCGGATCGCCAAGTTAGCCAGCAAGATGATTGTTGAGCTTGGCTTGCCTACAGGGTGCATAGCTGCGCCGGGATGTGAGCAGAACGTAGTGATAACCGGCGATGAAGCGAAGAGGTTGCTTTCGATGCTGGAACACATCAGAGAGCACAAATAAAAAGCCTCGAGCTGTGTCACCAACTCGAGGCTCCAATCTGCATGTAAATCTGTAAAAAGCAGGAGTAATAATGGCACGAAAACGCAGAAATTTCAAGCAAGAAGAGGAACGGCAGCATCCGGATTCACCTGACGGGCTGGTCTACACAGCAGCATGCAACAAGCCATTTGCCGAAAGGCTGATTGGTGTTTTCAGACTGGCTAAAGCAGGGGTGAAGAAAGATGACCGCCGCTAGACACTTAACACTCGTCAGGACTTCTCCAGAAGTCGTGGAGCAACGCGTGGCTCAACTCGAGGATGGTTACACTCGTTTAGCCAACGAGCTGCTAGACGCTGTTATGGCGGCTGGATTAAGCGAAACGGAGATGTGTGTGGTTCTCGCTGTTTGGAGAAAGACATACGGCTACAGCAAAAAAATGGACTGGATCAGCAATGAGCAATTAGAGCAGATGATAGGCAAGCATTTAACCCACTGCTCAACAGCTAAGAACTTGCTTATCAACAAAAAGGTTTTCATTCAGGAAGGCCGAAAGGTTGGTATGAATACCAATGTAACTGAGTGGAAAACGAAGAATAACGGATTCTGCAAAACATTAGCTAAACCTGCTAAGAAAACATTAGCAGAAGTTGCTAACGGACCTTTGCAGAAGTTGCTAACCACAAAAGACAATATACAAAAGATAAAAGAAAATACCCAAACCCACGATGTGGGCTTGTCGTTGGAAGAGAAATTAACCCCAAGGCAGAAAGGAACCAACCCTCGAGCCAAAGGGACCAATCCTCGCTCTGCAATGCAATCCTTTGACCGTGAGCGACTGAAGGAAACGTGGAACTGCAAAGCCGAGAAATACGGCCTGCCTAAAATCCGTAACGTTTCAACGACTGTCGAGAATGGCTTAAAACGCCTATGGCAATCCTACCTGAAGCAATGCAAAGAACTTGGCAACCAGCCAAATGAAATCGATACATTCCTGAACGGCTATCTGGCTCATGGGTACACGCCGACAAAGTGGGCCTGCGGTGATAATCCAGAGGGCAAACGGTACGGTATCGAGACTGCTTTGCGGCAAGAGAAGATTGACGAAATTCTTTCCCGGGAGGACTGATGGAAAGTTACGAGTTTGAGGAGCAATTGGTTGGCTCGATGATGATCAAGGGTGACCACATCGACTGCCGAGAGGTTGCCGGTAAGCTTCCTGCAGAAGCCTTTGAAAATTTCCACCTGCGTCAGATGTATCAAGTCATCGTCACGCTGCTTAACCAAGCAGAACCCATTGACCAGTTTACCGTGCAAGACAGCCTTTCAGAGGCTAGCAAAGATTTGGTGCTCAGCGTTGCCTCTCGATGCAAGTCAGCAGCAAATATCCGGGCATGGGCAAAGCGTGTTCGCCAGTGCTGGATGATACGCAAAGGAATAAGCGACCTGCAGCAGGCAATTTCCATCCTGAACAGCGTCGGCGCTCATGACATCAACGATCGGACTGCGGAAGTGGCTAGCGTGTTATCTAGGGTGCAGTTTGAGACCAACGACAAGCTTCCGCGCCGCATTGGTGATCTGCTGCCTGACTACATGGATGTGTTGGAAAAGCGCATGCAAGGAGCTGAGTCTGGCATGTACCTGAAAACTGGTATTGACCCACTGGATGATGAGTATGGCGGTTTCGATCGCACAGATTTAATCATCATCGCCGGTCGCCCTGGCATGGGTAAGACAGAACTGGCAATAAACATTGCCAACTCAATTGGACGACAAAAAGGGAGAGGGCTGTTGGTATCAATGGAAATGTCGGATATGCAGGTGGTAGAGCGCCATGTTGCAGATCGCGCAGGATTATCGATAAGCACACTCCGTAATCCGCTCAACATGATTCAGGAACAATACACGCGGCTCACTGGTGCAACCGGAACGCTGATGGACGAAAACAACTACGTGATTGATGGCGCATTCACCGTTGATGGTGCAATTGCCCACGCTGAGCGTATGAACATGGACGGTGGTCTTAGTTTCTTGGCTATCGATTATCTTGGACTCATCACTCGCCCTAAAGCAGAGCGTAATGACATCGCGATCGGTGACATGACGCGCAAACTTAAGCAGTTCTGCCTGCGCAGCAAGGTTCCAGTAATTCTACTAGCACAGCTTAACCGCGGACCAGAAAACCGGGCTGATAAACGACCTAGCATGGCAGACCTGAAAGACTCCAGCTCCATTGAGCAGGACGCTGATGTGATCATCTTCCCTTACCGCGATGAAGTCTATGACGAGCACAGCAGCATGAAGGGAATTGCTGAAATCATCATTGGTAAATACCGCTCTGGACAGCCAAAAACGTTCTACATGGGCTGGAAGAACGGACACTTCGTTAACATCGAACAGGAAGAGGCTGCGAGGAAATTTTCGCAGAACGAACAGCAAACCAAAGAAGCGTCAGGCTGGCGCTGACCTGCCACGCAAAGGAGATAACCAGTGAATACCCTTCAAGCGGTAGTTAGAACCTTCATGGACGATGAGGGCATTACCAAGAAAGAACTGGCAAGTAGGCTTGGCCTTTCGGTCTGGAAGCTTAACACGATGTTGCGGAATGAAAACCTAGGCATTGAGAGCAAAGAGCTGATAGCCGAAGCCCTGAATATCACGCTGGAAGACCTCACCGAAGTATGCCGAATGTGCGATGAAGAGTATGAGAAACTTCAGAGCCAAGGAGATAACCATGGATAAATCACTGGAGATTTTGAGGCGAAAAGCAATATCAGGCGGGGATGTGATCCTGTCAAATGGAGAGGCTAGAGGGATACTGACATACGTGCAAGACATCCTGAAAGCACTCCAACTTGGCGTAGATCTGCGGGAAGAAATGCGCGAGAAAATATCGAGAAAAGACAGCCTCATCAACAAGCAGAAAGGCGACTTAGAGAACTTAAGACACGCAAACGCTCTCCACAAAGAACGCATTTCTCGGAGAGGGGCGAGGATAAGTTTACTACGTGGGAAGCTAGAGAGCCTGGAGGCGAAAATGAAGAAAGATAAGAAACTTAAGAAGGCGGACGACCATGGATAAGCTACGCGAAGAGAACAGGAAGCAATTTGAGAAGTTCTATCGTGAAGAGTATCTGCGCGGGGAGGATTCGCTGACTCGTTCACCAGTAACCGGAACCTATATCTACGCACATGCCCAAGGGCATTGGAAGTCATGGATAAGAAGCCGCCAAAGCATCGTTGTTGAGCTTCCTGATAACAAGCCACACACAGATGGCCCCTTAGCAGATGGATGGAATGCTTGTCACTCTGCAATGAAACAAATCATCCGCTCTATCGGCCTATCAATCAAAGGGGAATAGTAACCGTGACTAAAAAAACTACGGTGTACATCACCAAGTATGCACTTACCCAAGGCATCAAAAAGGAGGAGGGGGAGTTGCGAGAGTCAGGCTATTTCTCATATGGCACGCACTTCGTGGTTGGTCCCGCTGATTATCGGTTGACGCTAGAGGGTGCCATTTCTAAGGCAGAAGACATGCGCCGCCGCAAGATTTCCTACATGAAAGAAAAGCTGCGCCAGTTGGGGTCAATGAAATTTGAGGTGAAACCATGATTCCGGAAACTGTAGGATTTCGTGTTGGCGAACGGCTGTTTTGCTCGCTGTATTCAGCAGGACTCTACGCCAGCGAGATGAAGTTAAAAATTGAGCCGCTATATCTTGGGGCGGTGCACTATCCGGAAACTCCGGATGGTTGGGTGATGGTGCCAAAGATTCCAACGGAAGAAATGATTGTTGATGGGTTTGAGTCCGAGCCTAATGAGGACTTCAGCGACCTAGAGGAATGGAATTCCTACAAAGAAATGAGCGGGTGCCAGCAGGCGGCACACCGGGCGAAATTATGTTGGGACGCGATGTTGGCTGCTGCCCATAAACCGGAGAAGTGATATGAAACAATTCTCGCTTTACCTTCTTGCCTCTGTAATTGGGCTTATGTGGGGATTCAATATCTTTTGGATGACTCCTGACGAAAAACAGAAAATCAGAGCGGAAGGCGCGGTTAGTGTTTATGAAAAACGCGCAGTTTGCGAGAAAGCACTAGAACAATGGGTGTGCAGCATTCCAAAGGAGTAACTATGCAAAAACAGGTCTTCTACCTAAGAAGCCCACAGATACGCCAGAACCTGATAGAGCACCTCAAAAACCTACCGCTAGACCAGTCCAAGCCAATCGAAGTCGAAGTATCACCTCCCAAACGAACGCTTTCACAGAACCGCAAGATGTGGCCGCTGCTGCATGACCTTGCGCTGCAAGTCGTTTGGTATGGCGAACGATACGACGAAGATGATTGGAAAGACATGATTACCGCCCTTGTAGCAAAGACCAAGAAACAGGAACAGCGAACCGCACCAGGTATTGGCGGCGGCGTTGTGATGTTCGGTCAGCGCACTAGCAAGATGCGTGTAGGGCAGATGGTTGATGTTATCGAGGCAATCTACTGGTTCGGTACTGAGCAGGGCGTGAAGTTCAGTGATGAGTCCCGCGAGCGCATAGAGTGGGCGCAGCGCTGGGGTGAGGCAAACAAACAGAAACAGGTGGCGTAATGAGTGACTACACGGGAAGTAATACCCCAGTTGAAATACGTGATCTATGGCGAACTCCGCTAGAGCTGTATGCGGCGCTGGATGCGGAATTTAATTTTGTCGGCGATGTGGCAGCAAGCCATCTCAATCATCTCCACCCGGCGTTTCTGACCAAGGAAGATGACGCATTGTCAGCAGACTGGTTTGACTCTTTCGGTGCTGGTTATCTGTGGTGTAACCCACCATATAGCGACATCACTCCATGGGTTAACAAGGCCATTGAGGCCACGTTCAATGGAAATGGCGTGGTGATGCTGGTACCGGCTGATCCCTCCGTAGGGTGGTTCAAACTTGCCAGAGAGCACGCAACAGAAATTAGGTTCATTACTGGCGGACGCATATCGTTTGTAAGGGCGGATACCGGATTAACGGTGAACGGAAATAACAAAGGCTCGATGTTAATCATCTTCAACCACATGCGCCGCGGTGCCGGACTGACAAGCTTTGTCGATCGGGATGGGCTCATGACCTATGGCGCAGCATCGATAAAGCTGGGGATGGCATCATGACTCGAAGGCGTAAATCAGTCTGGGACAGACTAGAAGAGAAGCTGATATTCAAGCCAACAACCCGCACTCCCCGCAAGAAGAAGTTAACCCCTACCGAAATACCGACATACGACGCAGTTTGGCCGCTTATACAGAGCCGGTTTAACCGCGTCCGGAGAACAAGATAATGGCCGATAACGTAAATCATCCCAGCCACTACACCCAATCAGGCATTGAATGTATCGATGCTCTTGCTGCCGCCACATCTGGCAAGTCTGGAATTGAAGCTGTGTGCGTAGCCAATGTTATTAAATATCTATGGCGTTACGAACTAAAAAACGGGCTCGAAGATGTGAAAAAGGCTAGATGGTATATCGACCGCCTAATCAGTGAGCTGGAGAAGAAAAATGGCTGAAATGTTATGCGCTGATTGCGGAATCCCGCTGCAGCCAGACGAAGTCTACGTATGCGAATCCTGCGACCAAGATCAACGCAAATTCATCGACTCAGTGATGGGGGAAGATGACGATGGCTAAGACACCTCGAAGGCGTTGCAAGATATGCCGAGAATGGTTCCATCCTCGCAGCTTCAACGAGCGGTGGTGCAGTCCAGAGCACGGAGCAGTGTTAGGCGTGCAGGAAAGGGATAAACAGCGTCAGAAGGCCATACAGAAAGCAGAAGCGCAACGCAAAGAACAAACCCAAGCCGAAAGGCGCAGTCTCAAAATCCGCAAGATAGCCCTCAAGACAAAATCCGACTGGAACAAAGAAGCCCAAATAGCTGTTAACCGATTCATCTACTGGCGCGACTATGGGAAGCCATGCATCGCCTGTGGCAGACCGCTTAACTACGGCGTCCGCGGCGGTGCAGTTGATGCCAGTCATTATCGTTCAAGGGGCGCGGCACCACACTTGCGCTTCAACGTATTCAACAATCACGCCGGATGCGTCCATTGCAACCGAGACCTATCGGGAAACCTGATCCCCTACCGAATAAACCTCATCGAGAAGATTAGCGCTTTCCGCGTTGAGCGAATCGAGCACGACAACACCCCACGGAAATTCGACATCGCTTACCTGCAGCGGGTGAAAGCCATATTCACGCGCCGGGCGAAGCATTATGAAAAACTCCGCAAGAGACAACTGGAGGCGGCATAGATGGCAAGGCAAAGAGCTTCACTCAGCCTAGATGATGTCATTTCAATTCGAACTCTCATTGGAATCGGCGTTAGCACGAAAACCATCGCAGATCAGTTCCACACATCGAAGCGGAACATCCAGAGCATCAAAACCGCAAAGACATGGGGGAAGGCATGAGCATTGCACACTTACACCCAGTAAATAAAACGACAGCCTTGGTTGTATCAAAGGGAGTCGAATATAAGCCAGATTGCAAAGTGCAGGTAAAGGAATACATTGGACCGCCACCGATAGTGCCAGCGCACAAACATCCGCGAACCGCGACATTCATTGACCTGACTGGAAGGAAAAAAGGACGCTTTGTAGTTATAGGCCTTATGCAAGGCGCTGGCGGGAAGTGGGTAGTTAAATGCGCCTGTGGAACCTACACAACCAGAAACTCGAAGTCCATAAAAAGCGCCGACACAAATCCCAAGGCTCATTTCGACGCTTGCCGAGAGTGCATGCATCTCGCTCACTTGAAGCGAGAAGAAATATTTCGACGGACTGGCAAGGACACTGAAATTTCAGAGGTGTGGTAATCATGAACTTTGAACAAGCGCTAAAATATTTCTTCGCAAAAACATCCACTATTAGCGACTCTCCACGCGCAACGGCATCTGATGCACCGACCGGCACCGACATCATGGCCGCATTTGGGTTGGCAGACTCAAAAGCAGGCTTCGGTTTCGATCTCTTTATGGCAAAGCACGGCATCAGTGGCCCAGAACGCGCAGTGGAGAGCCTCTATCAATTCTCGTTAACTCAGGTTGGCAAGTCACAATCCATCGCTAACCTTGCAGAAGATACTAAACACATCGTTCTGCAAACGCTCGCAACATTCGCCTTCCAGGACTATTCGCGATCGGCAGCAAGCGTCCGCCCGTGCGAGTGCTGCAATGGGAAGGGCTTCATCGACACTGAGGTTTTCACCACCAAAGTACACACACCTTTCCCAGCAAGAGAAATAGTGAAGACGTCTCTGCAGATGGAGGTAAAAGGGTTTAAGCCATCCGAATATGATGTCCATCGCGAACTGCGAGAAAAGGTGAAAGTGCTATGCCCAACCTGCAAGGGGAAGAAGGTGCTCAGCAATGCCTGCCGGTGCCATGGGAAAGGGAAGGTTTTAGACAAGGATGCGACGGAAAAGCAGGGTGGAATCCCAGTTTACAAGGGCTGTGACAAATGCGACGCACGCGGCTACTCGAGGTTGAAGTTTTCAGCAGTTATGGCGGCACTTAATCAGCAGGAGTCAGGTATAGGCAAGACATTCGCCTACGATCACCTGCATCCTTTCATGGAAATGCTAGTGACTCAATGCTACAAAGAGGAGTCTATCGCAGAGGCAATGCTAAACATGGTGACAAAAGGAGATGGAATTGCTGCTTAAAATGATATTCGTAGAAAATAGTTGTTGATGTTCGCGGAAAAATGGACTAGATTTGATTCTAAGAATGGGTTAATTCGTTCTTGCGGAATTTAAAAATTAAGGTGGTGAGGAAAAAGAGGCGGCTCTCACCACCGAACCGCCGAGTTGGTAACTTCGTCGCATCGACTGGAACTCCAACCAAGCAGGCTGAGAGGTCTGCACAAACAAATAAGCCCTGGCTATAAATGCCGGGGTTTTTCATTTCAACGGAAATGGTTTGGACGTACTGGAATGGGCCGCTATTCACAACGGATAGCGCGAGAAAATACCCGCTACAGGTTCCCATGCCATTTCCGTTGTGGTGAATGCGCAGGCCGATGCGCTGCTTAGATACTGTGAGCTTAACTGCCTCCCTGAATGGGGGGGGCTTGGTGCCTCATGTCGGAGATCGGTGCCGACCCCACACAACATTTTAGCCTCGCCTTTGTGCGGGGCTTTTTGCATTTCAGCCCCAGCCAATAGCGACATACTCCGGCAACCCCCCCATGTAGCCAAATCGTCTACGGCTGCGGGCTGATCCCTTTGACTACAGCGCACAGCCTACAACCGTAGGAGGTGGAGATTATGAAAATGCCATGGAAAAACGAACCTAACGTTCTGTCCATGCTAATTGCCATTGGCATGACGCTCATTGGAGCCGTTGCCAGCTATTCATTCAAAGTATTGAACGGCGAGGCTTTCAGCTGGAGGACTCTATTTTTGCAGCTGATAGTTTCTATATTCGCTGGTCTGACGATGGTGATGATTGCCCTCCACTACGCATGGCCTCAAGAGGTTATGGGTGGCGTATGCGGCATGGCTGGTTGGTCTGGAGCGTCGCTCATCAAGGCGCTGGAACGTCGGTTCCTAAGCAAGGCATCAGGAGAAGAAAATGCAGATCAGTGATAAAGGCATTTCCCTGATTAAAGAGTTTGAAGGCTGCCGACTAAAAGCCTATCAGGACAGTGTTGGTGTATGGACTATTGGTTACGGCTGGACTCAACCCGTAGATGGCAGAAAGATTGGTCCTGGAATGGTGATCGACCAAGCCACGGCAGAACGCCTGCTTAAGTGCGGCCTTGTCCAATATGAGCAGGGAGTAAACCAACTGGTGAAGGTGATCATCACCCAGGGTCAGTTCGATGCATTGGTAAGTTTTGCCTACAACCTCGGATTGCGGTCACTGAGTACCTCCACTCTGCTGGAAAAACTGAATGCTGGCGACAATCATGGGGCCGCTGACCAATTTGGCCGCTGGGTGAATGCTGGCGGGAAACGGCTGGATGGTCTGGTTGCGCGCCGTGCAGCAGAGCGAGAGATATTTCTGTCATGAGTTGGTTCCCGCTTCCATATGGCAAAGCCGCCCTGGTGGCTGTTGTCCTCGCTGTGTTCGCCTGGCTGGCCATCAGCAACTGGGGCTACCGCAAAGAGCTGCAGCTGACCCAGCAGCAGCTTTCAACATCGCAGCTGGAGAACCGCAAGCAGGCAGGGCTGATCACCACCCTGCAGGCCCAAGACGTTCAGAATCGCGCGCTGGTGGCTGCACAACAGCAGCATGAGCAGCAGCTACGCCAGCAACACGACATCTTGCAGAGGAAATACCGTGAAGCGATTAAAAACGATCCCTGCGCTGCTCAGCCTATGCCTGGTGCTGCTGTTGAGCTCCTGCAGCAAAACATCGCCACCGGCGCCAGAACAGGTGATAAGCCTGCCCCCTGAAACAGTATTCACGCCATGCGAGCAGCCAGAATTGCAGGGCGACACGTGGGGCGATGCGTTGAGCTACACGCTGGCGCTTCAGACCTCACTGCAAATCTGCGCCGGCCAGGTGGCCACGCTGAACGCCTGGCGAACAGCTATCAGGAGAGATAAATGACATGCAATCTGGTGTGTGAAATCAGCCTGCGCCGATGGACTACCCCGGTACTGGTCATCGCGTATTTAACAAAATGGGATTGGCTGCTGATGAAATGCATCAGCATGAAGATTAAAACTGTCCCAACTGAGGGATAGCATTACAGGTGGCATTCACTGAGTGCCACCGATAATGTTATAATAGTTGCGTGATGGTACTGGGTTTGTGTCTGAATCGGGCTCTCGAATAGAATGAGAGTTCGGGATTCCAGTGCCATCACTCATAAAAATCACAGCAATCAAGTTATCGTAGACGTTAAGGTTCATCGTCTTCTGGGTTAAGGAGCTTCCAGCCCTTCCAAGACTCTACAGACCTTTGCTTGATGCTTCGTATGCCCTGAGATGCTCGGCACCACAATCTAGAACCTTCTTCAGCCTCTTCGCCATTTAGTTTCCACACAACATCTTCGGGGTTGAAAAGTTCTGTATTTTCTCGGATAAAATTGTGGAGGTTTACTACTCTGTATACCTCCCCATCAGGTGAAACAAGAGTCCACTTTTTGGCGTGAATATTATGTTCAGTTCTCGATATTTTGCTGCTTGATAGTGCAGCTAAGCGCATCTTTTCTGCATTCTTTTTAATCAGAGCCAAATGCTCTGGTGAGTAATTCCTTTTTACTCCCTTGTTCGACATTGGTGCTCGCTTTCCTGGACCAACACCGAGCCTACGGCGCATTGCTTTTACAGCGCTATAGCTGGCTCCGAGCGAGGCTGCTATTTCTTTGTTCGATTTTGACCAGTCAACCGAACCCCAATCTAGAGTTGGTTTTGATACTGGAGGTTTCCCCTTTAGTAAAGAGAGCCCCAGCTTGTCAGCCCTGCGTTTAATTACCTTTCTGCTGATCCCGAGTTCTCTTTGCATCTCGCTGGCAGACATTTTATGAGCATTGTTTTTGATGAACTCAATTTGCTCATAAGAGGGCCCCACCCTAGCTATTGAGTTATCAGCTGCGGTTGGTGTAAATAATGATTTAGTCTTTCTGTAAGCGCGGCCTGACTCATTAACCAGCTTCATGATGTGGGACTGAGATTGCCGGTCAAAGTCCCGCTTATCGCCGCGACCAGCTCGCCGAGCGGCTTTTTCTGCTTTTGGTAGATGGGAGTAATCGAGAATGCCATCTTTTTGCATCGCGACCAGCTTTTGGCGCTGCATTTCGCGATAAGCTTTTCCGGCCAAGGGGATCCCCGCCGGGATGTTGTAGCGCTCCCTGTATTCCTCAGCGTTCAAGCCATGCATGCGCTTGATGTGAACCGGGAGGAATGCGAATTTTTTGCCACACTCGAGGCACTCGACTAAATCGCCAGCGACGTACGCCTCAGCCTCTGCTCGGCTATTAATTCGGCCTGCCATTGGAAGTGCTCCAGTTTTTCGCGATCTGCTCAATGTCAGACAAATGAGTAACCTCATAAACAGCGTTATTCATCTCGTCTATTGCTGATTTTTTATCCTGCTCATCACGATAATCAAACCGGTCAGCAATAGCCTCGATCATTTCGATGGTGATGCTATCACCACTCCGGCAATCAGAATTAATCAGCTCCATGGCAGCGCTTATCTCCGCCTGCTTAGCCTCAAGAGCTGCCAATAAGCGTCCGGATAGGTCCGCTGGCGTGCGAGATGAGCCAGAGATGAAATTGCGAATGGTTCTGTCGCTCACACTCAAATAACGCGCGAGTGGGGATTGCCAGTTTTTACCGAAGGCAATTTCGCCGACTTTAATCAGTTTTTCGAGATTGTCCATTATGACCTCAATAGGCCCCATCACTGGGGCCGCTGTAGATTAGATAACGTAGTTGTTAACGATCTCGTCAGCGCTGTCTTCATCATCAGCGTTGCGATAAAGGTCTTCGGCGATTTCATCAAAGCATTCCAAGTCGATGAAGTCGATCATGCCGTGGTTGAACAGGAAAGTTTTAGCGTCGGAGATAGACTTGAACATTTTGGAACCCTCATTTGGTTATCGGTCGGCCAGTTGCCTTACCGTGAAAACATCATATCAATTTCCTGGAAATTAGGAAAGATATATTTATCGCAAATTTCATCACAGAGCAGCTTCCCGAGGCTGCTGCGTGATGGCATTACAGATGGCCTTTGCGAGGGCCACCCGATTATGACTATTTACCAGCGCACAGCTTTTCGAATACAGGGGAAAGATCAACGTCATCGTTGACTACTGGTAGGGAGATGCTGCCTACGTCGGCGCCGCTGACAATATAATTATTCCCAGACTTGGTAACTGAGAGAGCCGAGGAATAAAGCTTCATCTCTCCTGAGCCGTCTTTGATGTGGTACTTGAAAACGAAATCCGAGTCAGTGTCTTTATCGCGCTCGACTTTCGAATAGAGCAACATGCCATCGCCCCACAGGTCGCCTTCCATCTCATCAACGAACCATTCGCTGAGGTGTCCGGAATATTTGAGGAATTTGGGCGGGAACCGGTGCATGAGGGTGATCGTAGAAAGGTCATCATCCGGTGATTCTGTTTTGAAAAAGTCGTGAATTTTTTTCAGTGCTGAGCGTTTCTGCCGCATATGTTCATTTCCTTTGATGGCAAGCAAGCGGTAGATGGTAAATGAATAAAAAGCAAGGGTCTAGGCAAGAAATGGCAGAACGTTCAATCACAACCCGTCTCGGCGGGTTTTTTATTCCCGTCATAACTGGAGGCCTTAAATGTCAGAAACGGTAGAAATCACGCAAGCACAGAGTATCCGCCTCAAGCTGTTATCCCTGGTGGGTTATGACACGGCAGCTGCTGCTGACGCTATTAATTTTGTGGCGGACGACCCATTCAAAGCGGAACTGTTCGAAAAGCAGTATGGGCGTGATGAATTTATGCACCTCGAAGTGATTTCCAGAGTACTCAAGGCTATTCAGGAAAGCAAAGAGGCCCTGTTGGTTCTCATCAGCCCAGCCACTTAAGCATCGCAACAGCCATTCAGTGAGTGGCTGATTCAATGCTACTGACAACCAGCAGGAGAACATCATGGCAAAGCAAACGCCGGATGAAGGCTATGCCCGGCGGCCATATCCGCCCCTGCAGTTCATCGAGTCCCATCATCTGATGCCATATATCGGCCTTGTTCCAGCAAATGAAGTGCAGGAGTGGGTGCATAGCCAGATCCTGAGCGACACCGGAAGCCTGCATAACCCCGACCATTCCCACCTGATAGATGCTGACGTTCGGTTTATGTGGGCATCATCCGCATTTGAGAAGAAAGGGCGACACGTTCTCGGCCAAGCGGAAGAGGTGGCGATGCGCGCCGGCGGCTGGCAGAAGTCCAGGATGGAACAGCAGATGCATGAATGGTTTGGCGAAGTGCCGAAGTTCATCATCACGCTGGCGGCGGATTACTGCGCTCAGTGCTCTGATCTGGAGTTATGCGCACTGGTTGAGCATGAGCTCTACCACATCGCCCAGGCAACCGATGAATTCGGCGCCCCGAAATTCAATAGGGAAGGTCAGCCGGTGCTGAAGCTACGCGGCCACGACGTCGAAGAGTTCGTTGGCGTGGTTCGCCGGTATGGAGCTAGCGTGGAAGTTCAAGAACTGGTTGATGCGGCTAACAAGCCTGCGGAGGTGGCACACCTAAACATTGCCAGGGCATGCGGTAACTGCATGTTGCGGCTGGCGTAAATATTGGACTGTATTGGACGGATGGTGATTTATGGCTGCATTAAAACCAGATGTAAAAGCCTTCATCATTCAATCGCTTGCGTGCTTTGACACCCCTACGTTGGTGGTGGAATCCGTCCAAAAAGAATTTGGGATAAAAATCACACGCCAACAGGTTGAGTCGCACGACCCGACAAAGGTTAGCGGCAAGTCACTAGCCAAGAAGTGGGTAGACCTGTTCTACACGACGCGAGAGCGATTCAAGACGGAAATATCAGACATTCCGATCGCCAACAAGGCCTACCGACTGCGCGTTCTTGACCGTATGGCGACGCGAACCGAAACCATGAAGAACTTCGCATTGGCTGCCCAGATCGTCGAGCAGGCCGCGAAAGAGTGCGGTGACGCGTATACCAACAAGCAAAAGATTGAAACCCAGCACACCATCGCTGATGAGATGGCTGAGCTATTGAAGGAGATATCTTCTGAGGCGTGATTTATGGCTGATCTCAACAAGCAATTCAGCGAGCTGAAGAAGAACCTTAAAAATCGATTCTGGCGCCTAAACAACCTTTACTTCATTACCGACAAATCGGGGAAGAAAGTTAAGTTCAGGATGACCCCTGAGCAGCTCGAATACTTCGAAGGCGTACACACCAGGAACATAATCCTAAAGGCCAGGCAGCTCGGCTTTACGACGCTGGTTTGTATTGTCCAACTCGATGCCGCGTTGTTCGAATCAGCAAAGTGCGCGCTGATCGCCCACACCTTAAACGACGCAAAGCGCCTGTTTAGGGAAAAGGTCAAATATGCCTACGACAACCTGCCAGCGCTGATCAGAAAGGCGAATCCGGCAAAGAACGACGCAGTTGGTGAGCTGGTTTTCAATAATGGCGGCTCTCTCTACGTTAGCACGTCATTTCGTGGCGGCACGCTGCGTTACCTGCACGTTTCTGAGTTCGGCAAGATCTGCGCTAAGTACCCGGATAAGGCCCGTGAAATCGTCACTGGCGCCTTTGAGGCAGTATCGACAGATTGCTTTACAACTATCGAGAGTACAGCCGAGGGACGCGCTGGGTATTTCTTCGACTATTGCCAGACGGCCGAGAAAGCACAGCTGCAGGGCAAAACGTTATCAAACCTCGACTGGAAGTTTTTCTTCTTCACGTGGTGGAAGAATCCTCAGTACGCAATCGATCCAGTAGAAAGCCTCCCAGAGCGCTTGGTTGACTACTTCAACGAGCTGGAAGCCAAACATGGCGTCACGCTCAATGAACGCCAGAAGGCCTGGTATCTCGCTAAAGAGAAGACTCTTGGCGACGACATGAAGCGTGAGTATCCGAGTATACCCGCTGAAGCCTTCCAACAGTCGGTAGAGGGTGCGTATTACGCCAAGCAGTTCCGCTGGCTGTATACCAACAAGCGGATCGGTTCACTTCCCGATAATTCTCATCTCCCGGTTCATACGTTCTGGGATATAGGTGTGGGTGACTCAACAGCTATCTGGTTCGTTCGTGAGGTTGGTGAAGAGTTTCATGTCATCGACTACTACGAGAACTCTGGCGAGGGTTTGAGGCACTACATGAAGGTTCTCAAAGACCGTGGCTATGAGTATGGCGAGCACTGGGGGCCACACGATATTGAAAACCGAGAGTTTGGCTCTGATGCTAAATCACGGAAGGAGCTGGCGCGTGAGGGTTACGAAATTGACGGCCAGGTGTATTCGATGACTTTCAAGGTTGTGCCCAAAGTGGGCGTTGATACCGGTATCGAGTCTGTCCGTGAAATCCTCCCTAAATGCGTCTTTGACGATGAGAAGTGTGCTGAGGGGATATCTCACCTGGAAGGATACCGAAAAGAGTGGGATGACAAGCGCGGATGCTGGAAAGACAAACCTCTTCACGATCACACGTCGCACGGTTCAGATGGTTTCCGCTACTTTGCCGTAGCGAAGAACAACCACAAACAAGTTGGCGCCGTATTCTTCTAAGGAGCTCTCAGTGAGTGAACAAAATAGCGAGGTTGAATTCCTCGTCAATGCCCTCGCTGACGCAGTGGCGATAGGGCGCCAGCGTTCCTTGTACGCGGGGCAGATGAATGGCAACACGAAGAGAACAAAGCTGTGGGACGAGTTTGGCTACCCGGACACCATAAGCTTCGATCTACTTTATCGCGCCTATCGCCGAAACTCCGCGGCTCATGCCGGCGTGCATAAAACGTTGGATAACTGCTGGAGTGACTACCCGACGATTATTGACGGCCCGCTGGCTGATAAGTCTACCGCCTCTACAGAATGGGAGAAGACAGTCACCAGACTGCTGAAAAAGCATTGGTCAAAAATCAAGGACGCCGATCGGCGCAATCTGGTGGGCCGATACTCTGCAATCATTCTGCAGCTAAAAGACAACAGGCCATGGTCAGAGCCAGTGGATACAGTGCTGGTGGCAAGACTTGGCGAAAATGCTTTAGTGAAGATGATCCCAGTTTGGGAATCGCAGATTAAGCCTGGCAACTATGACATCGACACCCTATCCCCAACTTACGGGCAGCCGGTGAACTACATCTTCAACGAGCAGCCTGTGGGTGATGACGGCACCTATGGCAATGTGAGAAGCGTTACGGTTCACCCCAACAGGGTGATCATCCTCGCCGAAGGTTCAGAAGATGACAACATGTTGTCTGGCATCCCTCTTAACGAAGCTGGTTACAACGATTTGCTGGACATCGAAAAGACCAAGGGAGGAAGTGCCGAGGGGTTCCTGAAGAACGCGAGCCGCCAGCTTGGTATTCATTTCGACGATAAAACCGACATGAACACCATCGCGCAGCAGGCGAAGGATGCTGGCTATAAAGACCTTGGCGAGGCTATGAATGAAAAGATCAGGAAACTCAACCAGGGTACGGATTCTGCGCTGGTAACTCAGTCTGGGACATCATCTGTCCTTTCGGTTGCCGCAGCTGATCCTACGCCGTCATGGACAGTCTCGGCCAATAGCTATGCCTCAACCATCGGCTGCCCGTTCAATATCCTATTTGGCAAGCAAACCGGAAATCTCGCATCTACCGAAGATCGGAAGGAATGGGCCAAAAAAGGGAATGGGCGTCGTGGTGGGTGGCTATCCTGGCTGCTAACTGAAGTCATTCAAAGATGGTGTGACGTCGGCGTAGTATCTCAACCAACGAAAGGCGAGATTACCGTCGATTGGTCTGATTTGCTGGCGCCAGGTGATAGCGAGAAGCTCGAGAACATGAGCAAGATGGCAGACGTTGCCTACAAAACCCAGCAAGCGTTCGGCGCGTCTGCCGTTGAACCAAACGAGGTACGCGCCGCCGGCGAACTGGAGCCAATCGAGGAACCTAGACAGCCAGACCCGACAAAAAAGCAGGTCGGTAAGGATCCACTGAATGACGAGAGCGCCGAGACCTAAAGTCGGGACACCGATAATACCGCGCAATAAAGCAGACCCCACCCAATCCTATCGGCAAGTAAACAAAATGTTCCGTGATATCGAGAGCCGATATCTGGGTATCAAAACAACGCTTAGGCAACTGTTCGACCAGCGATTAACTGGCCGGGTGCTGGTGGGTAACTCTCATGGATCGCATGTTCTTTCAGGTGACACCCTATATCAGGTAAACGCCGGTACGTTTGTCTACGACATGAACGCGCAGCAGTTGGCAGCGCTTCTTGAGGTAATACAAACGATCCTTGATGACTACCTGTTAGAGGGCAACGGTCAGGATATTTGGGCGCTGCAGTATATTTCAGATGAGTATCGGCGCGGCACGCTCAATGCCTATACGAATCTGTCTGCTCAGTCGGAGGTCTACGCTTCACAGACCACGCTAAGTGCGCTTCTGTCCACGCCTGCTTATCAAAACCAAGTGGCCGCTGCTTTCGTGTCGACGTATAGCGATTGGAAGGGGATCAGCGATGCAGCGCGCGCTGACCTTGCCAATATCATCGCCGATGCTGTTGGCCGAGGTGTAAACCCGCGTGAAACCATGAGGGTGATAAGCAAACGCCTTGATGTCTCAATGTCCAAGGCAAAGACGATTGCTCAGACCGAGCAGGTTGGCGCCCTGAGAGAGGCTCAGTGGAACGAAACCACATGGGTACAGGATAGGTTAGGCCTACGCACCAAGTTGCTGCATTTATCCGCCCTGAAGCCGACTACGCGCGCCTGGCACGCATCGCGCCACGGCAAGCTTTACACGGTCGAAGAAGTGCGTGAGTGGTACTCGAAAGACGGCAACAGGTTCAACTGTTACTGCAGCCAGATTCCAGCCGTCGTTGATGAGAAAGACAATGTAGTAAACATCGGGTTGGCGAAGCGCTTGGAAGAAGAGCGCGCTGCCTGGATGACGCAACAGGCCGCTTAATCGGCATCACCAACACAATGAGGACACAGCATGAAGCGCAACCGCGTTAACGTGCTGACCGTCGTCAACTCCGCTTCAAATATCACTACCGAAACCATCGACGGGAAGCCACATATCGTGGTTCGCGGCATTACGCCCGTTGTTGACGATATCGTGATGAACCGGAAGTTGTACCCGGCAGCAGAAATTGCCAAGGCCTATAACACCCTTGAGCGCAAACCGATGCCGCTGGGGCATCCAAAAATAGACGGAAAGCATGTATCGGCGGGTGATGTCCGCGCGGTGAATAACTATCACGTTGGCGCCTGGCTTCAAGACGTCCAGCACGTCGACGGAAAGGTCAATGGTGATATGTATGTAGACCGCCGTTATGCCGAAGGCAGTGAAAAGGGTAAGCGGCTGGTAAATCGACTGGATGAAATGATCGCTGGGACAAACGTAGAGCCCATTCACATCTCCACCGGACTCCTTTACTCCGGCATTGCCGCCAACGGTGAATCGAAGGGAAAGAAGTACAACGAAATCGCCACAAACATGGTGTTTGACCATGTTGCCGTTTTACTGGATGAACCTGGAGCCGGAACGCCAAGCGAAGGTGTCGGCATCTTCGTTAACGCCGACGGCGATGATCAAGAGGTCGAAATCGCAAACCTGTCAGAGGGTATCGATTGCACCCGCGATGGACTGCTGAACAAGACCAAGTTTTTCTTCACCAACGCTTCCAACTTCTCGTTTGACGATATCCGCGAAGCGATCAGCAACAAGCTCCGTGAAGGTCGATCAGATGATTACTGGCCGTGGCCGGAATCTATCTGGCCCGACACCTTCATTTACCGCGATAAAACCAAGTTTTTCCGACAGAAATACCTCATCGATGAGGACGGTAAGGCCGTGTTCGTCGGCGAACCCATAGAAGTCGTGCGCAAACCCACTGAGTACGAAATTAAAACCAACGGAGAGAAAGATCCGATGAAAGAACTGATTATCAATGCGCTGCAAGCCGCTGGTAAGCCGACTGAAGGCAAGTCCGATGCCGAACTGATGGACGCTTACAACCAATTGTCCGCAGAGAAGGCGACAGCCAAAAAAGAAGGCGGGGAAGAAATCGACCCTGCAACCGGCAAGCCTAAGAAGAAAGAGCAGGCAAGCAACAGCGACGAGGCGCCGGCATGGTTTAAACCATTCGCCGACGATCTCGCAGCTGTTAAGTCTGGCCTTATTGCCAACTCAGACAAAGAGAAAGGCGAAATGCGCGCAGCAGTTAAAGCCAAATTCGGCATGAGCGACGTTGCCGTAAACGCGCTGGATGGCGATCCGTTGAAGGAGCTGTTTGCCCAGTGTTCAACCTCTATCGGCCTGAACGGCATGTTACGTCAGGTTAACTCCTCTCAAACTTTCAGCGAAATGCCGGAGTAAAAAATGGCTAAAGACGGGAAACACGTAATTCACGCGGGTGGTATCTTCGCCAATCCACAACTGCATCGTGAAGGTGCCGCCGCCGCCGATACACCCCCAGGCACGATCGGTTTCTTCGATAACACCACGAAGAAATTCACCGCATCGGTAGATGGCAATGAAGCCGCGATCCTTTACGTAGCCAACTATGACTATCTGCGCTGCAAAACCGTAGATGACGTCATTAAGGCTGGTGATTGGGTTGTTGCATTCCATCCAACCCCTGGCGTTTTCTTCAACGTTCCTGCTGCTGCTGGCACCTACACCAAAGGCCAGCCGCTTTCTATCGTCAATGGACGAGTTAAGGCGGCCGCCGAAGGCGAGTCAGTCCGCGCATACGTAGAAGAAGATCGCGCATACACCACGGCAGCAGGCGAACTCCTGCGCGTTGTCATCAAGTAAGGAGCACCGCATGTTTTATTTCTCTACCAAAAAGGCTACTGAAACTCGCAACCTTGAGGCAAACATGTCTCAGTTCAACGAGTTGAAGCTTGCCCGTAATGCCAGTGCTCAGGCCGTGGCTGATTTCATTGCGCGTACTCGCGTGCGTGGTGATGCTGCAAATGCTCCAGCGTTGGATGCGGTTAACGCCGTTGATGACATCAAGCGCCTCTATCGCGCATACGATCAGACGGTGCTGGCAGAGTTTGAGCCGAATACCGAATTTACTCTGTTGAACGATCTGATGCCGCTTTCTCGCTCTGTTCATCTGGAAGAATCGGTTTACGAATATGCCCGCAAGGGTGGCCGTGGCTGGGCGCATACTTCCATGTCTGGGCAGATCGGTGCGGCGCTGGATGCGAAGTCTTACACCTTTGATGGCACCATGGTGCCTATCCACGACAGCGGCTTTAAATTCAACTGGCGTGACCCGGTCTTCAACAAAGGCTCTGCACTTTCCTCCCTGGCTGATGCTCAGGCTGGCTCTGTCGATGACGTTCGCCGGCAGTATGTGGACTACATCTGGGAAGGTTTCCGCGACGCGGCCGGCAACTTCATCAAGTTCGACGACAAGACCTGGAAGGGTTTGCGTCATGATGAGCGTGTGGCGCAGGTTACGCTGACTGTTAACTTTGCGACTAGCACCGATCCTAAAGCGATGCGCGCTGCTGCTATCGCTCTGCGTGACGTGCTGAAGTTGCAAAACTATCAATACGGCCAACAGACCTGGTACGTATCCAGCGAAATCATGTCGAACTGGGAGCAGTATTTTGACGTTAATGCTCTGCGCACAGTTCTGGAAGAGCTGAAGAAGTTGGCCGGCATCTCCGACATCAAAGAGGACGCCGAGCTTTCTGGTAACGAAATCGTGATTATCCCTCTCGCTGCTGGCGTCATTGCCCCGATCGTAGGCCAGGCGTTCGGCACCGTTGCCGATCCTCGTCAGTTCTACAACAGCGATTACGTATGGCGCACCTGGGGTGCCGCCGGCCTGATGGTAAAACAAGACATCAACGGCCACTTCTCTGTCATTCACGCATCCAGCTAAGGAAAAGTCATGGCACTCGTAAAAGTTTTGGTAGCAAACCTCTTTGCCGGTGCCAACTTCCAAAAACTGGAAGTTGGTAAAGTCTACGAAGTAGATGACGCGGTTGCAGGGAAGTGGATTGCCGATGGTAAGGCGGAGCAATCAGCAGAAAAGAAAGGCGAGAAGCTGGCATTAGAAGTGGCCACATCGACCGCTACAGCCAGTGCCGACACATCCGCGCTTCAGACAAAGCTG